AGCAGTAACTTCTCCTGCACTATCCATACTTAAATCGTATGGATTAGACCCTTCAATCGAGTTTGCTAAAGCACACTTATTAAAGTAAATAATTTGATCTGGTATTTTCCAAAGAACAGACAAAGCTGAATCACTTGTTTCAAATCGTTTATAATCAACATTTCTCCATTGATCTAGTATTGCTCCAGATCTAGAAGAATACCACACACCAATAATTTTATTTTTTTGCCATCGACTCACATGATTAGAAACCCAACCTCTATCTGTACTATAATCAGTTACAAAATTAGTATTAATATTTGTTGGTCTTGGTCTAGCTGCAGCAAAAGCCATATCTCTAAGGCCCATTAAATAATAATCTTTATATCCATTTCCCACTGTAAAAGAACCATCATCTGTATTCCACTCATTACCGGGAGTTGCTAAAGCTTTACTTAAATTTCCTTGCGAACCTGCTATATTGCTCAATTGAGCAAAAACATAGGTTCCAGCATTATTAAATAATATTGGTAAATGAATAGTAGTTACTTTACATTCAGGCACACTAAGATAGAATGCTTTAATTCCATATCCTTCTAGTTTTGACTTATAAGTAATTGTTCCACTAATGGTTTCTTGTGTAAAATATGGGGAAGTTAGATAAGTATTTCCACCGTTAATAACCCCATGTCTCATTAGAGGAGATCCACCCGGATTCATATTATAACCATTAACATTATAAAGTTCTTCTGGTTTATGCCAAAATGCTGATTTAAAGTTTCCTAAATCATCATTATAAGTAACACCATCAGATCTGATATTTCCTATAGTAGCAGCATCTTGGATATTTTTTCTATTGTGATTAAGATTCCAATAAAACTTAAGTTTAACTGGATTAGTTAAATTTTGAACAGCAGCATCTAAATCCGTTTTAACATCATTAAAAAATGTAATTGGATCAGTCTCGTTTGGTAGTATCTTTTTTACAATGTGATATACAGTAGGTGCATCTGTTACAACCCATCTATCTTCTATGTCTTTAAATCCAGCTAAAGCAGTAGCTACTGAACCTGCTGAAACATTTAGAGCACTGCCAATTGGATTAAACCAAGAAAAAGAATTACTTGGATAAAAAGTTCTATTAACAAACTTTAAATTATTTTCAGTAATATCTACTGTAGGAGACTTAGCGGTCCACTTATTAGAGTTACTTGTATCATAAACAAGAATATCTTTATTTTGAACAGGGTCTACGTCTATATCTGATAATGAATTTAATGCACCTGAAAATAAACTACCAACAAATTTTGTACCGTTCCAGATTAAAGCTTTACCAACTGTAAGATTACTGAGATCAAACTCAATACTTGAGTTAGTTCCTGTTAGATAGAATCCGTTTAAAGTTGGATTAATTAAAACCCAGTTTGCTGTATTAGTTGGTACTATGCTATTAGTTGCTGAGATACATTTATAAATTTTATTATTGTAAGAAACGATATCACCAACTGCATAATTAGTTCCGTTAGTCCAAGCTGATACAGATGTAGCTAAGGAATAGTTAATATTTACTGTAGAGTTGGTATAATCTTTTTCTTGAGTAACGAATAACAACTGATGAAAACAATCATTAAGATCTTTAGCTGTGAGTTTAGCACCTTCAGTAAACCTAGTAATCATTTGATCGCTAAGGGTTGCTCTTTGGATAATAATTTGATTGTATCCAGTCAAGCTAGTTAATGTAGTAATTTCATTATTTATTTCATTAATAGTAAAGTCTGTATTTAAGATTAACTCTACTGTTGCATTTGTACCAGAGTTTTTCTTAAAAACCTTTAGTTGAGTAGTTAACGAAAAATTACAAATCCAATATAAAGAATTAAATGAATAAACTGTTCCACTAACGGGCAAAGTTACTTCGGTATTTGTAAACAATGAAGATACTGGGTTAGTATAGTCATAACAGGGCATAGTTTCTCCTTACTCAATGCTGGTATTCAGTGATCTAAAGTTACCAACAATTTCTATATTTGAAATATTACAAGGTGTTGGATAAGACGAGCGAATAAATATCTTGCAGTTTTCTGAGTAACTGAGAACTTTAACTAGATGCTCACCTACCCGATCAATTTTTAATTGTGCAAGTTGATCCACAATACTGTTTGTATCTAGTGGATAGAATGTTACAGGAGAATCTAAACGACCTCTTCGTTGAATAACAATATCATATGAACCAGAGTACAGATGTCTTGTAGTTACTTTTTTAAGGTTTAAAACACCTTCTAAAACTGTATTTGTATCCTGTGAGCTACGATATACTTGTTGAGATAATTCAACATTCATTTCATAACTACGACCAATAGATACAGGATTAACTCTGTAATCTCCTGCTACTAATACCTCTGTTCTATTAGTTCCAGCATTATAACTAATATCATTTGCTGCAATTGTTATAGCTTTATATCTTTCACTTCCCCATGCAGAATTTGTTAAAACTACATACTTTACAAAAGGATCGTAATAAGGTAAAATAAATTTAGTTTTATTACTTACTAACTGAGCTTCTGCTGTTACAGTTACTAACCAATCAATCATTGGGGTTGTATAAGGAACTGTTTCTAGAGATATAAAGTAAACACAAAGTTTTCTTGGTAAGTTTAAAGCAACTGCTCCTGTGGGGCGACTACTAATAATATACATATCTTTTTCGTAACATTGCATTGCTTTGATACGGTCATCTGTTGACAAGATCCATCTATGAAAAGCATTCTGAGCAATCTTGTCACCGTTTGTTCTAAATGTAAACTGATACAAATAGTTATCAGCAGAGGCATCTACAGCAAACAAAGTATTAACCGCAGAACTTACTGTAGTAGCCCCAATGTTTTGTGGAATATAATCACGACAATGGTGACTGATGTCCATAGAAGTTGAGAACTCATCACTAACGGAACTACCGCTTAGGTACATATACAACTTACCAGCATTCATAAAAAATACGTTATTGCCCATCTTAAGCGGAGCAACAACTTTAGATGTACTAAAGAAAGATGTAGGTCTAAACTCAACGTTAAACGGAGAAATACCAACATCTGTAGAACCACCACGAACTTCAAATTGAACTGAACCAGAACTAAGAGCAAACAAAAGATTCTGGAAGGGAACAATATAACTTAGTTTGTTATATGCACCCACGCTAGCTTGGATATCAATTGGATCTGTTTCTGTGATATTATTAATATCATCTACCCAGAAATTAAAAAATGAATTTGTTCTACTTGCAAAGATTGTATTTTCAGTAGCAATCCAAAGTCGGCTCTTCCAAACAGCCATAGACTGAATTTTTTCTTTACGTTCCAAAGCCTTAGGACCTGGGTTACTTAAGCTAGTACCAGCTCTTCTAGGAAACAAAGGCATATGCTTAATCTTCCACTTACCTTGGTCTGCAAAGTCCTTGTATATGATTACCGGAAAGCGTCTATGGTCAAATACAGAGCCTGGTCCTTCTGAACGAAGACGCTCAAAGTATGGATTCTTAGAGTATCTAGTAGCTCGGTAAAATCCTGTAGGAAAAGTTAGGTATGGATTTCTTGCAAAGTAAACTTTACCTAAACCTAAATAAGTTGTCTGACCATCCCGATCTTCTGTTGCAAGAGGAGAAGTAAGATAATAATGATCTTTAGTAAAGTCAATTAAATTATTTTGAGGCAAGGGAATTAACCTAGGTTTATCATAGTAATGATGCATCATACGCCACGCCTTAAAGCCATTAGAGTCTCTAACATCATTATAAACTTCACTGGCTGGGTACTGAGGAATAGCAGCAAAGTTTTCTAAGTTTTGTCCTGTTTCTTCTTCTTCCAAAGTATCAGGATCAATCTCAAAATTAACATTATCTCTAACATTAATCCAATAGTTACTAACTAATAGTGGATCTAGATTATCTTCTTCACTAGGAATAGGTGTACTAGGGGGTGTTGAAATTTTATAATTAATAACATCACCAGAATGAATAAATTCATTTGTATCTAATGAGCCTAACCATTGAGCTTGAGTAAATCCATTCTCTTGTCCGCTGTTGTCAGTTAGATAATCTAAATCAATTTGTTTATTCCATAAAATCAAGCCAACATCAAAGTCAATAGAACCAAAGGTATCTTTAATAGTTGATGGGGCTATGTTTGCTACGTTTTGTCCTGCTAGTTTATAACTTGTAGTTATATTCTTATTAGCGTAGGTAAGATATTCAAAAATACCTCTATTAAAACCAGAAGAATTATTCTGATATCCGGCTGAGTTATCTACTGTTTCTTTAACCCATTGCGTAGGTTCAATTCTATAAACTGTAATAAAATCAGATAGATTAATTGTTTGATTGTTATATGTAAAACTCTGTTGGGCTACTGGATCAAATGTATACCCAGCTCTATTTATAATAATACAATATCGGTTATATCCATCAATATCAAGAAAATGAAAATAAAGATTGTCTGTGTTAAAGTTTAAACCAGCTGGTACTTCAACATTAGCAACATCTAGGTAACTATTTCCTGTACTGGTGGATACGTGTACTAATGGTGGTCTTTTTTCGATAGACTTCTCAAGAGTTACAAGGCAGTTATCTATATTTTCAGCCTCACTGGTTAGTCTTTTAGTAGGAGCTTGTCGCCCTACGCCACCACTCAGGGTATTAATTGGAAGTCTTGCAAAAGCCATTAGAACCTCGTTCTTGTAAAGTATGGATCACTGGATAGAATACCGCGCCGATCTACGGCTGCTCTGGTTCCATTGTCACCTAGTAAAATAGATCTATTTTTCTTAAACACATCAGATGCCCTACCACGGGATAAATGGTATTGTTCACGCATTGCCATACGCTTATCAACATCAAGATCACCTTGAGTAATTGTTTGGTATTCTCTTGCTGCTGTTTCCATTATACCTCTTTGTAAAGCCGAGTCTATATCATCCCAACCATAGTTATTCTGAGCAGTATTTAATACTACAATAACTTCTACTTTAAGCGGCTTATCAAAGATATCAGTCTGCTTGGTGATGTTGAACAACCTTGTAGGATTGGACTTAATAGTAGTTTGGATCACCTCCCCCGTCGTAGGATCGAACAGAGGTTCAACAACTTGAGCGTAACAAGCAGTATCAGGCAATAAAATTTTACCCACATTGGGTGCTGTAGTTGAGGGTGTAAATGTAGTAACATATCTGTTATTAGCAATACCCCGCATTACAGCTGCCTTGATAGATTGATTAAGTATAAACTGAGCAACACTTGTATCGACACCTGCATCTGTACTTAGATCGTTTACTATGTGTTCACCAGAGGACAATAGCATGTGATTAATAGCATCTACATAGCTGTATAGTCCCATTACTTACCTCCCTTCTGCTTATAAGGCACAAGTTTGTTTAAAACTGCTTGGCGTTTTTCACAGCCACAACCTGGAGTTTTTTTAAACCCAAGTTTGTTTGCCACCTTTGCAACTGTGTCACCAAGACCCCTAGACGATTGTGTGATTGGATTAAATGATTTCATAAATCCTCCTTGCGAAAAAAATACCTAGGGGGCCTTTCGACCCCCTAGGTACATTAAATAACCAAAATGTATTAGCTAACGCTAGGATTAGGCAGCAGTATAGGTGCCTTGGATTACAGCGCAAAGTTCTGGTCGTAGAATACCAGCACCAGCCATGATGGAACTTACAGTAAAATAAGTACCACGACGAACATCCTTAACGGACTCAACTTTCATACCCTGTAAACGCAGTGAGCAAACGGCTGAACGCTGCCAGATAAGAGCTTTAATTGGTTTAAGAGCATCACTAGTACCAACAACACCGTTATTGCCAATAACAGTATCATTATCAAAAGTACCATCATACCAGTTAAAGTTATACTTTTGATCGCCAAGATCACCAATAACGTTTACAGTATCGTCATTTGAGAATTGACCAGTAGTAGTATCAAAACCAGCAGCTGCAATATTAGTTGCAATGCCAGATTCAACCTTAGCGTGATCAAGTTGAGCAAGATGATTGCTCTTTACAATCTTAACACCCATATACTCAAGGGCTTCACCAATACCAAACATATTTTGATTAAGTGGAGCACCAAGACCACCAGCTTCAGCTACGCCGCCAAAGAATGGACGACCAGCACCACCAACAAGGCCAGTAGCATCACGGGCAATACCAAGAGCACGAATGTCATGGAAAGCCTGTGGAGTTACAGCACAATAAACTTCACCCATGGTAGCATCAATTTCAGATAGACGAACCATGTAACGCTCTAAATAATCAAGAAGAAGAAGGGCCGCATCGGTTCGTTGGGTTTGAGTAGCACCACGAAGACCGAGGAAGTTAAATGCACTAGCTGCAGTTAAACCAGCAGTTGAGTTAGCATGATTCATACCACAAAGATTATTACCACGAATGTCATTAAGTGGGTGTCGAGCAGCAGTAAAAGCACCCTTAGCAATCATGCAAGCAATTTGCTTATCACGGATATAACTAAGTTGTAAACCAGCTTGACGGGCTAATTCAGCTCTATAGTCCCACTGAGTAAGCATAAGGTGGATATCGTCTAGTTCAAAGTAGGCGGCCATTGGACGCTCATCTAGTGAAACATCAAACCAACCTGGGCTTTGAATTGTAGAATCACCGAGTAATTCAATACCAGCATTCCACTTACCAATGTGGCCTACAGTACCAGTTACTGGGAATCTTTTGGTTGTACCTGATTCAATGGTTTCAGTAGTAACCATTGGTTCAAACATATTGTAAGAATCATAAGCATTGATTACTTCACCAGACCAAATAGGAAGCCAGTAGTCTGGGTTAGTAGTACTATTAGCTACGTTTGGAATTGAAGTAGTACTTGCAGCTTGACCACCTTTGGGCCATAAACCGACATCTGTACCTACTGGAAAAATTGGATCTACATTGTGACCTGTCTCGCTTGGGCCTAATGGCATAGTTGTTTCTCCTTATATAGAAACTCTCTTTTATTATTAAATATTAAACAAAGGAGAAATTATTAATTGTTCCGTGTCCTATAGGATTATACGGAGTTAACGATTTCTAAAACCATATCTAGATGAATTAACAACCATTGCTTCGACTGCTTTTCTGTAGTTGGCATCAACGCGATACCGTGGATCTCTCAGTGCAGCTTGTTGTTCAGCAAGGTTTTTAAATACTTGTACGGCTTGTGGAACCTGTGAGGGATTAACCCGATTAGGCAAAGCTTGTGGTTCCTGTACTTGCTTTACCTGTGGCTGTGATGACTCGTACTGTGCCTTAAGTCCTAGGAGGACATTCTTATAAGCATTAGTTTGTAACGCACGATTAGTTGCTGCTACTTCCTCTGCAGTTAGGTTTTCCTGAGCCCATTTGAACATACGCTTAAGATTGTCATTACCTCCGACAACCGAAGCGGCATCTTCCCATGATTGCTTAGCTAAAGCTCTACGGCTTTTTATTAACTGATCAATAATGGTATCTGGAGCACCCATCTTTTCTTGAATCTCTTTTCGTGTAGCCGAGCTTACGGAACCCGAAGAGTCGATTTCTCGACCCCATCGAACCCAATCTTCCTCACTTACACGGGTAGAATTCACTGGCTTAGGAGTAGCTGGACTAATCTGTAGGTTTTCTTGAATACCTGATAGGTCCTCGACTACTGGCTCTGGCACTGGAGTCTGAGGTGAATCCGCCACATAGTTTGGATTACTCACCCCATTTTGACTGTATTGCTTCTTTAATGAAGCGATTTCCTGTCTTGCTTGTGTATATCCCTTGCGGGCTTCCACAAGACTGTTAAACCAATCATCAGCAGACTTAAAGTTACTTGGGATCTTTTGTCCTTGGTCCTGTACATAACGCATAAAAGCGGCTCGTTCATGAGCAGTTACGGGATCTTCAGTCTGAACTGGTGTGGCTAGTGTTGGCTGAGTCTCGACAGGTTGAGATTGTTCAGCATTATTTGTATCTAACATTTAACTCTCCTTTAAGATTATTCGCTTAGCGAGTCTTAAGTTTTTTCTTAGGGGACATTGGTTTTTTACTATCTGGCTTTGGACCAGTACGTTCTTTAATGTATTTAACATCCTTAGATGTTTTTTTATTAGGTAAAAACATTATTTCTTTTTACCCTTTTTAGATGTTTTCTTTTTTGTTGGTTTCTTTTTCTTTACTGGCATTGGTTCCTCAGGTGGCATAGGCATTTGATTGCCCATTCCCATTTGAGATTCCACCATACCGGGACCATATCCGGTTGGCATACCCATACCCATCATTGGCATTCGTGACATATTAACCTCACTTCTTAATTTTATTCCAAATAGATAAACCAGTTCTATGCAAATTACGTTCTGTTTGGCTTAATGAAGTATTACCGTCTACATCACCGCCAGTATAAATACTTGTGTTTGCTGGTTGGCCCGTTGTAGTAGATCTATAAAGAGTAAATGCTTGTTCACTCATATTGCCACTTGTTCCTAAACCAGATATAGGAAGTACGGCAAAATCAAGTGCACCAGTTTGATTCTCTGGTAAAGAAATTGCATGAAAAAGAGCACGAAGTCTATTGTTTACAGCATTATCGTTTGATGATCTTCCAAAAACAGTATTTCCATATCTATCTGTAACATTAAGACCTGTATCATTACCTTCACAAACTAATGTAAAAGTTTTATTGTTTACTGTGTTAGCTGGGTCAATATAAGCTCCCATAGCTAAAGCAACACCTTGTTGAAATGTAATTCTTCCCATAGTTTATTCCTTTATTGTAGAGTTTTTGTTTTAAAATAACATAAAGTTCTAGTAGCTTGATCATTAGCAGAATTACCCTGATTATCTATAATAGCATCTAACTCTACTAAATATGGTTTAATATCTACTGGATCAGTCGATACAGTAACAAAAGCAAAATCCGCTCCAGATACTGGATCTGTTGTATAGTTAAGCATTTTTGAAAATGGTGGAATCCATGGAGGAACAAAATTAACTGTTGGATTTGTTGCACTGTACAAATAATCTAGCAACATACTACCAACTGCTAAACATCCAGCTGGAGTAAACTTAGTATAATCTACATCTTCAACACTTGATACATACCAATCTGAGGCATTGGGTTCAACATTAGCTTGACTTAAAGTTGCAGAGATTGTTGGAATAGACCCAAAGTTAATATAACAACTATTTAAATGAGCAAATTGACCAGGAATTTTGATATCGTTATATACGGTTGCAGAAGGTCCGAAGTTATATAAACCTTTTCCATTTAAAATATTATTACTAAATATTTCACTAGCTCTAATAAAAGAACTTCTTGATGTAATATTATTGATTAATGATTGAGGATTAGTATTACTATTTACACTATGGGTTTGAACTGTAGTTAAATGAGATGGTGTATAAAAAACAATAACATATTCTTCTTCTGTCCATCCAGCTTGTCGTAAAAACGCATCTATAGGAGAAATTGCATGTACACCTGTACTATTTAAATAATTCCAACCCGTTGCAATACGTTGATTATTTGGCCCTAGTCTTGATGCTGCAATATATTGATAAGTATTAAATCCTAAATACGATGCGTTAGGATTAGCACTTTCCCAAACACCAATTTCATAAAAAATTATTAATTTTCTTGGTTTCTCTCCAGATTCCTGATTATTGTTAAACGGGAGCTGGCCTGGAAAAGTAAAAATCAGCTCCGAATTGTATTGGCGATCTCTAATTGTTTTAAATGTTTCTAAATAAATGAATGCTCTTTGGTTTGCACCGTTATCAAAATTATAGCCAATATCACCAGTTCTAAAAGCAAAGCTAGAATCCATTTTTGTAAATGCTATACCATGAGGATTAGATCTATCAATTCCAAAATGAGCACCAATTGCAAAAGTTCCCATTGTAATATCTGAAGAATCCTTTCCTAAAAAACCAAAACGAAGTTCAGATTTAGTCCAATTATTATTAATGCTTTGTAGATTGCATTCTATACCAGCATACTGACCTGCTGCTTTTCTTTGTACAGCGTCATTTGCATCTGTAGTAAAAAATACAGGCTGGCCGTCTAAAAAAGCATTAGCTAAAAGTGGAGATCGGATTTGGGTTAATGTTGCTCCATTGCCAATAGTTTTTTCGTGTGCAGTAAAAACAATTTGTGTAACCGGATAGGTAGTTGTACCACTTTTTCGTTCAGGAAAATTAGTAAATGAACCCGTATATGATGGTATTGTATAAACTCTGGTTACATATGTAAAATCTGGAGACTTAAAAATACCAAGTAAATTATTTTTTTCTGCTGTAGTTAATTGTCTTGTTGTTGGAGACAAACCACCTTTACTTGAAACTATTCCGGCATGAAACAAACCCAAAGAAGGTCTAATTAATAAACACCGATCTCTATTTATAGTTGGACTTGGTGATGTTCCTGTTAACTCTGCAATATCTAGTTTTGTTAAAGCAAAAAATCCTGCTGGATTAACAGAAGATAATACTACTGGTAATCCTTTAACTTGGGAAGGCACATCTTGAACTACAGCACCTACTTTTGTAGCCCATTGTGTAATATTCCATGCACTAGTACTATATATGTGGGATTTCATACCAAATGTTCTAAGGTATGGTAAGTTATTTTGTTCTGGAGAAATATCTGAATCAATTGAAGTTAAAGCTAAGTTATAGTGTTGCATAAACTTATTTGCAAGGGGTTGTAAATCAGGACCTCCAATAGTAGGTGGATTAGCCCACATCCATCTAAAAATAACATAAGTACCTAATCTATACCCATCTGATGCTTCAAAAGCAGCTTTATTAGCTGGAGCACTGGATAAAATATTTAATCCTTTAATGGTAATAATTTCATTTATAGTAACTTTACGAACAATAATCTTTCGTCCCCACGTAGGTTGAAATAACAAAGGACTCGTTTGAGTTTCATTGTCTGTTCTACCTGAAGATTTCCAACTAGTCGATTGATTGGCCATCTCTCCAAGAGTTGAAAAAGCTGCGTCCCATGCTGAAAAACTTGTTCCTACTTGTGTAGAAGTTAATCTTATAGAATTAGGATGATTTGCAAGTACTGTAGCTTCTGTTTGACCTACAGCTAATCCTGCAGGAATATAAGAAGCATGAGTATTAAATAAAGTTTCAACAACACCATCTTTAACATATCCAATTCCAACTTCCAATACATCATCTTCTTTCTGTATATAATATTGAGCCCTATCCCAAAACCGTTGTGGTTGTTCTGGCATTTGACTAAAATTTACAGGTACTATATCAGTTGAATCAAAGTATTTAATATTGTTTTCTAGTACAGTATTAGAAGTGCTAAACCCTCTAGCATAGTTTCCTTGAAATTTGTCGTTTCGAGAGTTATTATTATTAAGATAATCTATTTGTTGTAAAGGAAAAAATGCACTTCCTATAAAATCTTTCCAACTATATAAAGTATATTCTTGCGTTTCTGGGTTCCATTGTATTTGTTGTGTATTATTATTTACAGATAAAACTGGAAGACTAAAATAACTATAACCTGTTTGTTGCTTTGTCCCTCTAGTATAGTAAAAATAACTGTCGTAAGCCGTAGCACATCCTGCTAAAAATCCACCCGCTCCTGTAGGATTTGGATTAGACCACGTTGCTGAATTCCATGGATCAAAGTTTGGACAAAGATTAGATTCATAAGCCATCTTAACGCCAGTTGCGTATAGAGATCTACCAGGTCTTCCAATAGATGGATTACCTTGGATAATAGCTTTTGCAATGCCATCAGCTATACCACCAGTACAGTGATAATTTTGGGGAGTTGCTGCATTATCCTCTGAATAATTTGGTTCTAATCCGCTTGCTGCAGATGTAAAGAAAATAACATCTGTTCGACCGGAATCTTGTTCAAATAAAAATCGTTTTAGACGAGCATAAGGAGATTCTTTAGTTCCGTCATTATAAATGTAATTATTACATATTACACCTTGTGGTCTAAAATTTGCTGGCATTATTTACTCCTTAAGAAGCTCCAATTGGATTTATTGATACATATACAAGATTTAATACATCAGTTCCTGAGGTTGTTCCAGTAGCTAAAAACCCATTTCTTAGGTTTCTTATTGATATTGGTTGTCCGCATGGAATTGCAGTAGATCCTGCTCCATCAATATGCAAATTTGCAAAGGTTGCAGTACCAGATTGAGCAATAACATGTGTACATCCAGTTGGAAGTGTAAATCCTGCTTTAGCAAGATTAGCTGCAAGGATTGTGTCTGCCGAGACATCTGCTAAAGCTGGTCTACTGATTGTATAATATCCAACACAACCATTACTAGTACCAGCAACAGAGTTTACAATACCAGGACGAACCTTACCGCCTACAAATCCAGTACCTGGGTTTGTTGCTAAGGTAAACTGTAATGAGGTAGTTGTTGGAGCTCCTGTTAAAGTATAAGTTCCATTTAAAGTACTAGTACGAGAATTTTCAATATAAATCAATTGTCCAGCTACAGGTGCAGCAGGAAGAGTGTCAACTGTTAAAGTTACAGTATTACTACCACTAGCATAAGATGAAGCAGTAATTCCATATGTAATTGGACTTTGTTGAGCAATAACTCGTGTTGCTGCTGAAAAATTAGCTGTTGCAGCTAAGTTTAAAAACAATGTAGTTGTTGTTCTAATAGCATCTAAAGCAACGACTGGAGTAGAAGTAATAATCAATAGAGTAGAACCTGTTTTAATAGTTCCAGTTACAGCAGAATGGGTAATAGTTGTAGTATTTAAAGCTCCAGAACTACCTAAAATATTTATAGAACCAGTATTAGGAATCATTTCTTACCTCCACATCCACATGACATCTTGGGTTTCTTCTTAGAAGACTTTTTCTTTTTCATTTCTTTTTTCCTTTCTTCTTGGATTCCCAAGATACAGGTTTTGAGGATTTCTTAGCTGATACGCCTTTGCTTGTGCATTGAGCTTTGGTTGGTCGGCAAGCGGGATAAGAGCCGCCAGACGAGGCAGACTTGCGACCACAGGGTCCACCTGTCTTACAGTTTACCCAGCCCTTACCATTGTTCCGCTTGAACCAACCATGTAACCCTTGTTTTTTTTCAAGGGAGAAGTCTGCCATTACTTGCAGCCTTTCTTCATCTTCTTTGGTGCAGCCTTAGCCTTAGGCTTTGGCATTGCTTTCTTCATCTTCATATTAGCGATCTCCCTTCTTGGTCTTATTACCCCAGTTCTTGGCTCCTACCTTGCGGCATTTAACCATAGAACCCGAGGCATATGCACTATGCTTACCTTTATAAACTTTCATTACCTTTTTGTAACAAGCGTCCTTGGGCATAGATTCTAACTCCTAGGTTATTTGAAACTCTTTAAGGTCTTTGCAAGGTTGCATTGACGTTTAGTTCTTGTTGATAATTTACCGCCCGAGCAGTATTGGGAAATAGACTTACCAGAAGCTTTGGCTTTCTTGGTAAGAGCTCCAGGGCGTTTAATTGCACTTTGAATCCAATTTTTTTTATTTGCCATTATTAATCCTTATCTAATAGGAGCTGCTAGTTTAAACGACCAGAAATCTAAATCAACTGTATTATTAATAGAAGCTGCATTTGGTCGAAGTAAAGCACCAATTGTTAATAAACCTGGCATGTTTCCGTTTGGTATATTTACATTTACTGGTGAGTTTCCGTTTACGATAAAAGAAACAGTTGTACTATTTTTTATAATTTTAACCTTCTTCCAGTTTGTATCTTGTTGAAATAAATTCGCAGTATTTTCTGATAGTTGATTCCTAACTACAGCTTCGTATTGATTTGTACCTTGTTGTTTTCTAATGTACATTCCTAAAGGAACATTAGAATTTAGTACATCTAAAACACCGTAAATTCTTTGGGTTGTAGTATCTGTTTGAGTATCTTTAAAAATAAACTGAGTCATGTTAAACTTACTAAATCCAAAAATTGTATTGTTTGTAGCCGTTGCAGATGGAGAAAAAGAGGCTGTTGTATTAGCTGTTGCTGCACATCTGAATCTAACAACACCAGGATTATCAGAAGAACCTGCTTGTGCTGTAATAGTTCCAGAAATAACTGACCAACCATGTGTACCTGTTTCTCCTGCTTCGGTAGAAGTACCGAAAAAATCTTCTGAAAAGTTAATAGGAATAGTTGGATCCGTTGGATCTCCATCTATAAGATCTGCTAAATAAACATTATTGGGAATAGCATTAGTTCTACCTGCTCCTGTAACAAGTATTTCACCTGTATTTGCGTGAGATCTACCTACTCTACCAATATTCTGAACTAGATTAAATTCACTAGTTGGTCTAGTATTAGTTAAACCTATTGGAGTACCACCAATTGCTTGATCTACGTATAAAGTATCGCCAACATTAAATATATTTGTGCTAACACCATTTAAACTTCCAAGCAAAACAACATGACCAAAAGCATTATTTGCTAAGTCAGTTAATAGTAATCCTATTGCTGGCATTGTAGCAGGATCATCATTATAAGATTTCTTTACTTCAATCTGCCCAGAACCACCTACAGTACCAGAAATATAAACTGGAGTTCCTTTACTTAAAGAACTTCCTTCAGTATTTTTACAATCAACTACAACTTGACCAGAAAGCTTTGAAAAAACATCATTAGCTGTTAAAGTTCCTGTTACAGTTACATCATTAGGTAAACCAACAGTATATACATCATTAGCCAATCCTACTTCAACTTCGTTTGCTGTACCTTGTACAGTTACGCCAGTTGGTAAAGGGGCTACAGGATCATCTCCGATTTTTACACTGAAGAAATCTAAATCATATGTTGTACTATTTCCAACATCTCTTAAAACAGAAATCCCAAGGTTTAAAAATTCAGTTGGAATATTAGTTGTGTTGGTTACATCCGTTGCATTAATTGTAAACTTAGGATTATTATTAGCATCTTTGGTAATTGTTAAAGTATACCAAGTATTTGCAACCCAAGCAACTCCAGTATTAGTTCTAGTTTGAGTATTATTATCTCTTGTTACAGCAAAAAAATTTGTATCACCGTTTAATAATTCAAAATATACACCATCTACTGGTGGACTGGAAGCAACATCATTATTTAAACCAAACCTAAAAAAGTTATCTTTAATACCAGCTGTTCTAATAATAATAGTGGTTGAGTTAAGATCAACAAACCTTAATACGGGTAAAGCCTTGTCAGCACCAGCAGCAAATCCACATACCACATCTTGAAATGGTTCTAATTCTAAAATACCAAGGTGATCTGCTTCTGATGTCGCAGCACCACTAACAAAAAAATTAAAATTATTAAAGGCAGTTGGAGATACTACTGGATATGCATAAGGTGAGACACCTTGGCCATTATCCCTATTATTTAAATTTATAAAATTATCAACAATAATAACTGGTTGAGTAGGATCACTGGGGTCAATACCTCCACCACCACCACCTTGTGGATTGTTTTCTAATTCTAAAATTCTTGCTTCCCATCCACCAGGATTAGCTGGATCTAAGTTACCACCAAGAATTCTAGTAGCATCTTGAGCTTGAGTAACTGTTGTTGGTAAGACTGTATTAATAATATCTACAGTAGATGAAACAGTTGCAATTGTATCTCTTAGGGTATTGTCATTGTTTGTAGCAGAATCTTGTGCATTAGTACCATACTTATCTGCTAATCTTCTGGCAACAGCAGATTGTTTTTTGTCGGTCATCCTTTACACTTTCTACCTTTAGGACAAGATGCTTTGGAACCACCAGGCCCAGCCCAAAGATTTTTACAGGCCCAGTATTTAGCAGTTAACTTATTATCTGCAGCGTCGCAGTTATGCCGTGCTTTGAAAGATTTACGAGCTTCCGAACTATAGTTGTGACCATAACCTTTTGCTCCAAAATGAATAATCTTTTCTTGCCCGTTAGCACAGGCTTTGACCATTTTCTTTTTACCCGCAGAAGTTGATGCTCTAGGTTTATTACATGGCATTGATTTTTTATCTGGTCTTTTAGCCATTTGGTTGTCCTCCTAGCATTTGCATTGCTTGTTGAGCCATTTCGGGTGGGATATTTTCGCCACCTGTATTGATTAGATCCTGTTGAGCAGCACCGCCCATAGCATTTGCAGCAGCACCAGCAAACATCTTTTGCATTTCCATTTGCTGTTGCATCTTAGCCATTTCCATCTTTTCTTGTTTAAGTTGTTGTTCAGATTTAACCCAGTTATCTGGATCAAAACCAAGAGCGGTAATTAAGGCTCTAGCATATGATTCCCATTTAAACGAAGCGGTAGCTTCTGGAGGAAGATTGCGAACCATTTCACCCATTTGTAACAACTTAGTAATATCTGACTCTCGGCTAAGTGATTGTAAACCAGTCAAGATTTCAATATTTAAAATTCCATTATCTTCATCAAACTGAGCAGCCATACGCTGATCAATTTCATTATTCTGAATCATTAAATAGATGGTTCTTTTAATAATAGGAACCATAAAATCTCTAGCAATTGCTGAGAATGTACCACCTAAGATTGTTTCTAGTTCATTACCTACAGCTCTTACAGCTGTTGCGGTAACACGATCTCCAGTAGGCATAGCCGCAGTTTGTAATAAAAAT